CATTAGCACATTTATTTGACAAAGGCTATGCAGGGGGTATTTCCCGCAATATCACAGTTCGCCTAAATCATCCATAACCTTCTGCATACGGTGGTTTAGCTTCCAATGTCCAGCACGCCACCTTGCTGCGTACTGCGCATCCTCCAAACTCAATCCCTTACCAATATACGTTTTGATCCACTGGTTCATGCGGATGTTTTTCATCTTGGGAGACAGTTTGTGAAACGGAACTTGCTTCATGCAATACCTTTTAAGTTACGTTTAATAGTTTGTTTCCAGCTTGACATGGAGCCTGACAATGCAGTCGCAGCATCACTGGCCATCGTCAAGCACAACGCGTCAGCAAGGTCAGGAGAGCGAAGCCCGCGCTTGCGCATCTCATCCTTACTCTCAGCTTTCATCTTGCCACCGGGAGTAAAACCGTAACGTATCGCAGTCAGCTCTGCCAGCAATTGATCGTCATTCGGTAGTTTGCATGACCTATCTTCTAGCCAACCCTTTGTTTTAAACCAAAGTTCTGCGCGTAGGTTCATGTATGTGCTGCCCATAGCCGGAGCCTCGCCAACATTAATCCCACGCACAGGAGCGCCAAGCTCACGCAATCTGTCAACAACACCGCCGCCAACGCCAATACTGTCAACAAGTATTTCCTTTGGCCGCATAGAAGGCGGCAAGCCTTCGTATTCGGCCATCACACGCCCGACAGTCTGCATCAAGTCCAAGCCCTGCCATGACGTAATCTCAGTCACAACATTGCCATACCGCTTACACAGCGCAGTCTTATCCGCACCAAACCGAGCCACGTCCAAACCCCATATAGGCTTCTCGTCAGGCGTAACCTCAATATCGCGGCGAATGGCGCTCTCAACTAAGTGAAACGGAATAATCGTGTCGTCATCCGCCATTGGAAACTCGCCAAGCACACGAATGCGAAACGCATTGCTGTCCTCGCCATATCGCGCACGCATCTCGTCAACAAACTCGTCAGACACAAGCGGGCTATCCACGCACGACCAGCGCCTAGTCCACCAGCTAGATGACATGCGCGTCTGGCTCTCAAAAAACGTGCCAGATGAGCGTGTCGGGTTGCTTAATAAAATCGTAGTCGCGGAGTGGCCAGACATAGACCCAGCAGCAGCCTCAAACACCTTCTCAGGCACACCAGAAGCCTCGTCCACAACCAAAAGCACGTTCTCCGAGTGAACCCCAGCCAAAGCCTCTGGCGTCTCAGCACGGCTTGTTCTGGCCGAAATAAACGCCTCACTTGGAGCAGCCATTAGCTCAACTCTGTCTGACTTGACCGTAAGCAATACTTTAAGCTGATCCGGCAGCTCATTAATCCAGCGCTTGAGTTCCGCAAACAAAGCATCAAACAGCTGGCCGCTGGTCGGCGCTGTCACAACAACCTTATTCGGAAAGCGCAGCAGAACAAACCAAAGCATAGCCCATGATGCAGTCGTGGACTTACCCGTGCCGTGTCCAGACCTGACGCTCATCTTGCGCTCGCCATTCGCCAGCGCGTTGAGAAACTCAGCCTGATAGTCGTATGGCGTTGCGCCCAGCACCTCCTGCACAAACAACGCAGGGTCATCTCGGTAACGCAGCACAAACTCCTCAAGCGGATTATCATTGCTCATCTGTGACATCCTCGTAATCCGCGTCAATAGCCATCGCCTCACGCTGGCGGTCCTCAGCATCAATCTGAGCCAAGTCAGCATTAACCTTGCGCAGCGCGTCCAAGTGCATGTCGCTCACGCTAATCGTAACATTGGTCTGAGGCCGATTGCCGTAACGCTCCTGATTATACGAGCCAGCCATAAACTTGCGCCACTGCACCTTCTCGCGCGTGGCAGCAATCTCCTGCGTTGAACTGCCGCCGTCTAGCGCGTCAACCATCTCCAAGCCCTGCTCAACCAGCGCGTCAGCCGCCTCCTGCCGAGCCTTGTTTATCACGGCAGTATATTCCGGCACTTTGTGCAGTGCCGTGCTGACGTAACCCCTGCTGCACTCGTAATGGGTCGCAAGTTGCGCCATTGTGCCACCAGAAGAAAAATATTCGAACAGATACTCTGCGCCGCCTTGCTTGGTGACATCGGACAGTATTCGCTTTTGTAACGCCTTGCCTGCCATTTGATTAACTCCAGTTTTTTATAATTTTACGCTGGGTGGCATGTGATTGGCAAGGGGGTACGGGGGGTGGCACCCGTGTGTGTGGATTGTATAATAATAACACTACCCGGCAAATGCTTGACCGGGGGGGGCATTTGACATTCACCATCCTGAATATAAGCGAACACTTGTTTAACATGTTAAGCATTGAGGTGCATAGATACCCCAGGCTGCGCGCATTGCATTGCGCCTAACATGCGCCGCACTTGTGCCACACTTTTGCCTCATTCCAGATATTGCAATTGAACGCTTGTTCAATTACGCGGGCGCGCCTCTGCGCTGCGGTGTTGAGGTGTGTTGCGTGGAGGTAAATCAGTTTGTGACGTTACGTCACTATTGCGCAGCGCGATGTGAAGGCATATACATTATATATAGACACACACAAACAAGGATTGAGACAATGGAAAGCAACGCAATTCACACCTTCCGCCCGCACGCTTCATTTGGAGGCGATTACATTGAGTCCGACACACTGAATGGTATGATCACAACTCTACGCCAGCACTTGCCCAGTAGCGTCAAGTTTCGTGCGGTTAAGGTTCCCGGCGACGACTTTCACACCGTTTTATTTATATCCCGTTATTTCCAAGGCCCAGCCATAGCGGGATACTATCGCCAGCACTGACTGCATCTGTTAGCCGCGCTTCACGGCGCGGCCTTCACATGCAGCCGCATGACACAACACAAACAAGGAGACAAACAAATGAAGATTTACGCAGCGTGCTTGGCATCTTACAACAGCGGAACACTTTACGGCAAATGGATCGACGTTGCAGGCGAATGGGTCGATGACATCCGCGACCAAATCCAGAACATGATTGAGGCCTCACCTACGCCCGGCGCTGAGGAGTACGCCATCCACGATTATGACGATTTGCCAAACTTTGGTGAAAGCCCCGACCTGCAAGCCATAGCTGATTACGCGCGCTTGGTCGAGGAGTATGAGCATTTGGGCGCTGACGCGGTGCGCGCCATCGTTGATAACTGCAACGGCAATATTGACCAAGCCGAGCAGGATTGCGAGAACGCTTTTGTCTATGATTGCTTTGGAAGTTACGCCGACGAAATCGCCGACGAAATGCTGCAAGGCGTTGACCAATCAATTGCGTGCTATTTTGACTACAAAGCGCACGCGCGTGATCTTCGCCACGACTACACTGTCATTGATTTGGGCGGGGTCGATGTCATCATAGGAGCGGCATAATGGATAAAGAGGATTGGACAATCGCCGCAATGTTCACTGTGGTTTTAACCGTCACACTGATTGCGATTTACTTTAACCCATGAAACACAAAGCCCGGCCACCGCGCCGGGCTTTTTCAATGCAAGGTCTCACCCGTGCTGATTAAATCGCTTTCGTGCAGCTCCATCAACACCTCACCCAGCGCTTGCATTAAACGCGCCGGGCTTGTCTCGTTCAACCGCTCTTCGCAATAGTCCACCAAAAGCCCGGTCTCAATTTCTGCCGCGTCATCATCCACGCAGGTCAGCAACACGCGAAAGTCTATTTGATATGACATAGGCCCGGCCCTCAAATATGCCCGGCGCAAGGATTGGGACAAGCGCCGGGCCAGTTTGGGCGCATCCTTGGGAGGAACGACGCGCCGTGCCTCTGTATAGCCCCGCACAGTGCAGGAACGCAAGTTTATGCGTCTTTGCCCGGTCTATCATCCTCCCCCGTCCCACGCTCCTCGTATGCGATGAGAAACATAAGGCAGCAAGCTGCGTGCCATAGGTGAGAAACTTGCGTTTCACTATCCAGCTCATCAAATGCAAAATTGCGCGTCGCAGTCTTTCCGCCCCACCAAGCCCAGAGGTGACGCATTAACGCGCCAAACACGCGACCCCACCGCATACCCTTCTCCCAATTGCGTGCAGCGTATTTATCTGCGCCAAAGCCCAGCACTCGCGCCGTGCCAAATATAAATTCCGGCGCAACCAATTCGATTGGCTCTTTGCCTTCGTCATTTTTTCTTGCGTCGTTCATCCCCACCATTCTCCATCTCAAACTTGCGCCGTAGGATTGCATCACGCTCGCTGGCGTTCCACTTCGGCAATGTTGGATCAAACCTGCGCCGATTGGCGAAGCCCTCAAGCTCTGCTAAATCCCGGCAAGCGTCAAGCCTCGATCTAAACCCCTGCAACCGCTCGACCCCTTTATGATAGCCTACAGGACGAACAATCGCCTCGCCCTTCTCAATCTTATGTTTAACCCACTTAGCCCAATCATATCCCATATATTAAACTCCACGTTTCTCGGTGTATGAATGTATTATTAATTACGCCTAAAGGCGTATTAATACATTCATACAAAATACGCCCATTGTATGAATTACCGTATTAATTTGTATTAATTGTACTAAACACACCGCCAAACCCCTTGTTTATATGGCTCAACAATTAATACACATTTAATACACCCACCCCAAACCGCTCAAACCATATTTTCTGCCGCGTAAAGGCAAAGCAAGGCCGCTTCAGCCCTGCCATCATCCTTCGCCCTGCCAAAATCGCTGGCGTTATCTGGAAAGCGCTGCATTGCGAGACCGCGCGACACGCCCTTGTCCCGGCTCAATCCAAAGTAGCCTTTCCATTTTGCAGGCGTTACGAATTGCACGGGCAGCTTGTTTGCAGCGCATCCCATTTGCAGCATTCCATACCCCTCGCCAAAGCGAAACATGCTGGACACACCTTGGCCACGCATTGCGGCCACTTGCTCGATGACGGCAAGGCAACGCTCGCCGCTTTCGTTCTGTAGCACGTCCAGCAATGCCGGGCAGTTTATGATCGTTTTGCCTTTGGTGTTTTTGACCGTAGGCATGTCATGCACTTCCAGCTTGCCTGTATCGGTCCAGTATAACGCCACGGCCCCAGTGAATCCCGGGTCGCATCCGTAGATAAGCATTAATCAGCCCTCGGCTGCTGTACATGATCCACAATTGTTGCCGCCTTTTCTAGTGCTGCGCTCCGGCAGAACGCGCTAAAGGATAGCCCTGACCTGCGCGCGGCTTCTGTGATTATGCGGTCATATTCTTCCGCGAAATTGATTAGGCGCTTCTTATCTGACATGGTTTTGACTCCTCTTGTGTCTGTTTTCTTTATATATGTTTAAAATATAGGGAGCCAGTGGAAAATATACTTGCAGATATGTTTTTTTCGTGTTTATACTGGTGGCACAACACAAACATGGAGTTTAACAAATGACAAACGATACCAAACCCACCGCAAAAGACATTGCACGCTGGGAGCGTATCAAGCAAGAAATGCTTGACCGCGCAGACATTGTTGCTGAATTTGCAGATGATGAGCGTGAGGCGCTAAATGAGCTGCGCTGGACCAGCATGTCCATATCTGAAGACGTTAACTATTTGATGGACTTTTGCTATAGCGACGTGATTGAGTTCTGCCGCGCAGCTGACTTCTTGTGCGAAGAATACAGCTGGAACACATCTGAAAACGAAGATAAGCGCGACATCGGCGAGAAATCGCTTGCGCTTGCCGCCGCTCTGCGCGGTGATGCTTGCGACGGCCCGCGCTTATCTTACGGCCAAGCCAAAGACTTTGGCGGCATTTACCCCCGCATAACTAGCCTTTTGCGCACGCACCCCAACAAATTCCAAATGGAACGCTTTGCCGAGCATGGCATCGCATGGGAGGGCGAAGTCGATGAGCATTAAGGTTGGATTGCCTGACGTTACGTTTAATGCTTTGTGCAAGCTCACAGAGATTGACCGCGAGTTTATTGGCTCGCCGGATTATATGGGTGTGGCTCAGTTCTGGAGCTGGTCACACCCACAGAAAACACGATTGAGCCGCGCATCTGTTTCTGCCCGGCGCAAAATACACCATGCGCTTGTGAAGGATGGGCTTGATTTGGATGGCGACACAGGCATTCACCGCTCAATTATTTCCATTGTGCTGGAGAAAGAGGAGCAAGGGTTATGAATGAACGCCGGAGGCAAATTGCCGAATGCACCGAGGATTTTTTGGTTTCCCTTCCTAACAATATGAAGGGCATCGACTTAGGCGCTGTCGTCTGCACGATATTCGAGGGATTCGATCTTGACCATGAACAGCGCGCTCAAATTTGCGAGGGCGTCTTACATGTCATGCTTGAGGTTGAAATGCGCGACGATGAGCGCGCAGCCCAAGCCGCTGACGCTGTGCTTGCGCGAGCTGCTGCGAAGGCTCGCAAGTGATTTGGTCTGAGCATCTGCCGACGTTTTTGATGCAAATGTTCGGCCCCGTTGTAGCGTTGCGGGAAGCTCAAACCAATAGTGTGCCGGAACCTTTCGGGGGTTGGGTTCCGGCACACCCGGATCAAGAACCGCCATTTTAGATAGGACACGCCATGCTCGTACACCTAACGCAAAAAGAGGTTGCGCAATGCAATCAGGCCGCAGCAATGCGCTGGCAATTGGCCCGAGCATCTGGCGTTGTTAATCAGCGCCGGGACAAGGGCAGGTCTGACGCTGACCTGGACTTGCTGGGCGTAAAAGCGGAGCTTGCCGTGTCGAAGGTGTTTGATCTCGACCACATCCACGCCGTTGGCGTAGATGATGGCCGAGACGTATGGCTGGATAATATTTCTGTAGATGTGAAAGCCACGTTCTACACCACCGGGCGGCTACTGTTTAAGAAGCGCGAGGCATTCAAGGCTGATTGCTCTATTCTGGTGTGCCAGCAAGCGCCTGACCGGATGCACGTTGTGGGCTACATACCCCGCACGCATTTTTTAGATCAGGCATACGAGATCGACCTTGGCCACGGCAAAGGCTGGGCAATGGATCAGGAAAATCTATTGCCGCTCGAGAAACTATGGGCGACTGCCCGCAGCATTAAATTGAAGGAAGCAAAATGAATAAGATCATCATAACAAACGCGCACGCACATGGCTTTGCATTTGCCTGCGATACGGAAACGCAAGGGCAAGTCTTTATCCCGGTTCACATCGCTGACGGCTTTGACCTTGCACCGGGCGATGAAATAAACGCTGTGCTTGTGCCTAATTATCAAGACAAGTCAGACAAAGGCACGCCCTGGCAGGCTGTGAAGTTGCAACGCGATAATGAAGTTTGCGAAAAAGCAATCATAGATAATTCGCAAACATTAAATAATGAAGCGTTGGATGCAGAAATTATGCGTTATATTCTTGCTGGCGGGTATCACACCACCGCAGAGCTGGCGGATTATTTTGAGCTTGACCACAAGACCGCAGGCAACGCAGCCCAGCGCCTCTTTAACTCCGGCAAGATTGCCAAGGCAGACGTGTTCAATCGCGTAGGCCAGCAACGGCCAACAATGATATTGTGGGCCGCTGCGGCTAAAACATTTATTGAGGTGGTGTGATGAGTATATTTCTTGACCCCAAGCGTATCGGAATTGGGCCGGGCAACTGCGAACATGAAACCATTAGTGTAAACGGAACACACTCAAGCCAAGGTGTTGATTTCTATGATGATGCAAGAAATTTCTCATACAACAGTCAAGTAACGATCTATCGAGGTGAGGCCCCTATTATTTGGCTAAAGGGTATGGTGGTAAGGAATTTGATTGTATCAATAGTTGAGGGATCATCTGACATACACTTAAAGGCTTTGCGTGACCTTGTTGAGGAGGAGACTGGGATAAGAGCTGAACAGAAAAGGACAAAGTCCGGACATGTCCAGCCTGTCCGTTAAGGGGGTAACAACTTCACGAAGTCGTTACCCCTTTAACAAAAGCGCAACTGAAAACTTTTTTAAATCTTAGTTGCGCTTTGTGCTTGTATATATATAATACATATGCGAACAATGAGGAAACGGAGGAAAACATGACAATCATCAAATCAGAAGACATGTCAAACGAAGAGTATCATGCGCATCATGCGTTTGGCTCGACTGCAATTAAGACCGCAGCAAACAAAAGCATTGCGCATCTGTTTGGCGCGGAGCGTAAGGAAAGCCCGGCTTTCGCATTGGGCAGCGCAGTACATGCCATGTTGCTTGAGCCAGAGAAAGACCTGATTGTGCGTGGGCCTGAGACCCGGCGCGGCAAGGCTTGGTCAGACTTGAAAGATGAGTGCGATGCCGCTGGCAAAATATTGCTCACCGAGGCAGATTACACGCTGGCAAACAACATGGCTGACGCCTGCCTGCAAAACCGCATGGCAAATCATTTGCTGACAAACCCGGACATGCTCGCTGAGGCTTCGTTCTTCGCCACTGACCCCGACATTGACATTGACCTAAAGACGCGTCCAGATGGCCTTCTACGCCAAGCTGGCATTGTACTGGACATCAAAACGACCCAAGACGCATCACCACGGGGCTTTGATCGTTCTGTTCGTCAGTTCGGCTATGACTTGCAGGCTGCGTTTTACATGCACGTCCTAAAACTAAACGGCATTCGCGTTGAGAATTTCATTTTCATCTGCATTGAGAAAGACGCGCCGCATGTCACAGCGTGCCATGAGCTTTCTGAGATGTACCTGCGC